ATAAGGGCGAAGACATTCAAAATCTAAAATTACTTTACGGTCTTTGAAAATAGTCTTGTAAGCATCTGCTAATTGGGTTGCAGTTGTAGAATCCAATGTATCGGCATCAAATTCTAATTTTAAAGCCTGACTAACACCGTTGACAGTTGTTCCTTGCGAAGTTGCATCTGTTGTATTAACACTTGAAATAAACTGATTCTGTCCGTAGTCGTGATTGTAATTGATTGTAATATCATTTCTCACCACACCAAGAGAAGTTCTTGAAATAGATTTTAAACTAATATCGTTAAAGTCTATTGTCTTGTCTGAACCTGAATAATCCCCCGTCCGTCTTAATGTCTTAATCTTAAACTTTCCATCACCGCCAATAAATACCCATGATAAGATTTGTTTACAGAGTCTTGAGATTAAATCTTTACTGTTTATAAATTTGTATTGTGAAAAAGCAAATTCAACATCACCAACAGCATCGTTATAAATATCACCCAAATACCCATCCGATGTATCTCCTGAAGCATCAAAAGAGTCATAATCAATATTGGCTGATGCTAAACTTAATTCAGTTCGCAAAATGTCCTCTATCATATACACTGGATTCTCAATCAAGTCGTTTTCGTCGTATCCATTGTCTCTGTCATCTGCATCAATGAATGCGGAATATTTTCGACCTTTTCCCGAACAATATACATAATCAACAACTGCCGCAATTTTTATTGTTTTTGTACGGGCAATCATAACTGTTTCAGGTACAGGTTCGCCTTCATCAAATTCATCTTTTAGTGAATCGCCTCTGATAGTTGTTTCAAAAAACTCTTCAATTTCTTTAGAAAATGTTTGTGATGGCTCAAATGTTACTTCAAGACCAACTTCATTAATAACAACTGATTGATCATCGTTTTGATTACCGCCATCATCAATTTCAAGTAAAAATGTTTTTTCAAGATTCCATGCGTCTTTTTCTGTGCTTGAATACCATGATGTAATATCAACAGATTGATCACCTGAATTCCATGTAACTTGTTTATCTGTTTCTGCACCGCTTGATAATTGGAAATTATATGAATTGCCGAATCTTACTGGAGTTGTGCCTGAAAATGTGCCAAAATCAAACAATAGTTTAATTGTATCAATATTCTCACCATTTTTTTCTATCTTTGGAATTCTCCACCCGATCTGTGCTTCATGTGATCCGCCCGTGGGGGTATTAATGACTAATGTGTAACTACTGCTAAAATCATTATTAATAGTATTGGCATAACCTGATCCAAAAGCTGATGAATAAGTAGAATGAGAACTCAATCTATGATATGATCTGAATTCAATTCCGCTGTATTCTACAATCGGTGTTGCCGCTGTAACAGATACATTCCCATCTTCACAAGCATAGTAATTATTGTTACTATAAATAAAAATATTTTTAGTATCTAATGAAGAAAATGCCTGAGAATCTGGCTTTGCTTCGACTCTTGAACTGGCAGAATCATATCTATCTGTAATAATTGCAGGAAATCTGCTTTTAACGAAATGCCTGTCAAATTCTGCACCGCTTGTCGGAATAGTTCCAATGTCTGTCCTTTCTTGAAAATCTCCGTATGCTATAGGAATCGGTTTATCTATATTCTTTTCTGGAGCGTTAGCATAAGTGGCAGAATCAACTACGTTAGTAGGAAGCTGTTTATGGTATGTCGAAGATTTATCCAGCAACTTGAGATTCGTAAAACTTGTATCATAGGCTATATCACCTGAAATTATACCAGTACCTATTATCCTTGCAGCCGTATCATAAGTTCCTGCATTATTTGTATTCAGAAACAGTTCCCACTTTCTATTAGCATAATTATTTGTTGAAAACAAATCAGAGAACCTTCCACCGCTTATAGAATTATCTGTATTAATTAGCTTAACAGACATATTTCCTGTAGAAGTTGTAAAATTAAAAAAATCTAAACTATGTGAAAGGTTTCCCCAAGCCGATACAATGCCGTGATACATATCAGAGCCGTCTATACGGTCTTTGTCTGATACACCTGTGAAACTGGATTCATCGTTGTAATAGAGCTTTAAAACCCAAAAGGCAGTAGTGTTGCCAAGCAATAAAGAGTTAGATAGCGATGAATCAAAGGAAAGCATTATGCAAGAGCTTTAGCTTTATTAATTGCCGGGATTAATTCATTACGAACATAATCATCTTGAATTATGCCGCCTGATATGTTGACCGTAATACTGGATCCGGAACCTGTTTGATTCATGGCCTCTAGATTTTGTATTCCTATATTTTTCACAGCTTCTCTTTTCATTATAAATTCACCGCCTTCTGCCTCTATAATCACTCCGCCCTGTGAATGTCTACGCCCATCAATTAGTCCACCGCTTTCTGCTGTAGCTATAGATAGTGTCTTTGAAAGTGCATGAGTTGCCGTCAATGCTGCTGCTGCTGGTACTGCGGCACCACCTAATGTCGAAAGGGATACATTTGCCGCTGCTGCTGCATGAGCTAATGCTATAGCTCTCCCTGTGACTTGTGCCGATGCTATTGCCGCCGTTTCGGCAGTTTTGGCAATTACATGCTGAGCTATGGAGTTTTTAATACTTTCTTTTATTAATTCACCCAACATAGATATGAAAGAAGCCTTCATTGCACCCCATACTTTTTCTCGTCTTTCTTTGCCTGTAATCTCCATGTCTATCAGCGAATTAATAAAGGTGTCGTATCCTGCCATCGCAGATTGGTATAAGATATTCCGTCTTTCAAGATGGTCTATTATAATATCTGTTTTTGCCTGTTCAGCCCATTCAGCTACTGCTACCTCTTGTCCTGTTAATTCTAAATACTTATCAGCCTTTTCTTGTATTTTATCAATTTGAAACTCAATACTATCTGCAAATATTGCCTCTTCCGCCGCATCTTTCATTCCTTGTTCTAATTGTTTTATTGAAAAGGCCACGGCTTGAACTGTAAGACTCATTGCTTCTAATTGTTCAGTCGTAAAACTGCTCTTATCTGTAAAAGTGGAGAAGCCAACAGAAAGCCCCTGTGTCGTTTCTTGTAATTCCAGGAAAACAGACCCAGTCTCGCCGGCTATTTTATTTAGTTGGTCTTGAGCGTTTTGTAAATATTGAGCAATAGCTATCTGTTTTTCAGTTGCCCCCCTGTCTTTCATCTTTAATTGTTCTAAATCTTTTATTAAGTCTTTAGATATTTCCCTAACTTCATTTAGATGTTTCTGAGCTTCTTTTTCCTGTTTCTTTTTTTCTACAAGCTGATCTATTACTTCTAAATATTCCTTTTCAGCTGCGGTAAGATCTCTACCTACTTCTGCGGCATATTTCCCTTCAGAATTAGTAGCCTGTAAAATTTCCATTTTTTTCTTTAAGGCAGCTTCACTTTCAGCAATGCTCTCTGCTAGTTCTTCATTGGTTGCAGTAGCATTTTTCAATTCCTCCAGCCATGATTCAACTGACTTTTTATTATTATCAACTTCTTTTGTAGTGCTTTTAAAAATATCAGAAAGATCTATCAAGGCACCAATAGCCATACCGATACCGATAATAATCAATCCCCATTTGGACCTAACTAATGCGATGGCAAGTTTTTGAGATTCTTTCCTGGCCCTAATCATTGCCACAGTAGCAGCTAATAAACCACCGGCTACTACCACACCAAATGCTGTCCCATAAGCCTTGATCTCTTCCGTATCAATACTATTGGTTATCCGGGTTATAGCTGCAACAAGACCTCTAGCCGTGGGCATAAGTGTTTCACCAATTCTAGCACTCAATCGGGTGAACGCATCTTGCATATTGGAAGTAGCACCTACCCATGTTTCTGCTATCAATTTACTGGCTCCAGCAATGCCTGCTGAAGGGGCAATCATTGTTTCTACTAATGCAACTCTAAATTCGGGTAGAGTAAGGTCGGTGAGTTTTTCGATTCCTTTGAAATCTTTTATAACCTGGAGTATACCACGTTCCCTAAAAATATCTGCTGCTCCTGCGCCACCTGCGAATGCACGACCAAAAGCCTGTGCGGCCTCAGTGGCTGTTGTACCCATACGTCCAGCAAGATCTGTAATTGGAATAATGGCCGCTTCTGCGCTTGCCCCAAAGGCTTCAAGCGAAACACCTGCTTCTATTATATCATCCAGAGTTAATGGTGTTTTTGCAGCAGTCTCATTTAATATATTAAAAACTCGTGCGGCTTCTTCAGCCGAACCGGTCATAGCCTGTAATCTGGCTCTTGCCGTTTCAAATTGACCTGCTGTATCTAGGAATTTTTTCGCTGCTAACGCAACTCCACTAAAGGCGAAACTTACAAGTAATAGATTATTTCTTAATGCACCCAGGGACCTGCGCATACCGGCGGTAGTA